GCCCGTCATTCCGCCCCCCCCCGGAATTTTGAGGGAGCTCGGTTGCTGACGCCTCACACGCGCCCCAGGGGACTTTGGGTCCCCTGGGCGCCCGTGACCCTTTACGCGACAATCATTATCATCGCAGCCATAGTGAAGATCACATTATAACCATGAACTCAGACGTACAAGACAACATTTTCCTCGGCGACCGTTCCATGTGGCGTTACCACCGCATGTCGGGCCGCGCACCGTCGGTCTCCTTTCACGAACGCGGCGTCCCGATCGACCCAGCGCACCTGGGCATCGAGCTCAGCCGAGCTGGAAGACACCCGCGCTGGGCTTTCGCCATGCCACCTGGTGCTCGGCGCGACCCACGTCATCCCGACTTCTCTCGCGTACGACCTAACTCTCTGGTCCTCACTTCTGAAAGCGCCATCGACCACGCCCTCGACAGGGCCGCCGAGGTATACGACATCGTCGAGAACTTACCGGCTTCGCCAACGCGAACGTCAGAGCTGGGCTCACTCAAGAAATTCACCGTCCTGGCTGGCCGATACGCTCCCTGGTACGTCCAGCGCCTATCAGGAGGCAGTCTCTCAAGACCACTACCCGCGGTCATCCAGCGAATAGCCCACCACGTCGCGCTGGTTTACCAGCTACACAACCCGCCAAGCTCGCCCCCGTCGAAGGCTGACCCGTCATCCACCAACGCCGGATGGCCGACATTCGTTGCCCACGCCCTAGGAAAGATAGCGGGCGGTCTCCTCACGGATAAGGACTTCGACGTCACCTATGCCAACGCCGAGGCTGTCGCCGGCGCTTTAAACCTCGACGGCAGGACGATACTCGGCAACGGCCTAGGTGGCCGCTCCGGCGCCGTCTACAAGGACACCTCTCTCATCGCGTTCACAGGAACGGGATGGGAGGAGCTCGGAACGTGGAAGGGCTATTCCCAACGGAATCGTATCGTCCATATGTCCTCGTACGCGGTAAACCAGGGTATCAGGCCACTGTTCACGTACTGGCACGACTCGCGCAAGATGATACCAGGTCTCTGGCACAGCGGGGGCATGGATCAAGCGATCATACAAGGACGAAAGATGACGTTTGAATCGGATATCTCCGGTTTTGATGTCAGCGTAGTTCGCGAACTGCAAACGCTAATCGCCTGGCACTTCGCGCACGTCGAGCCCGCCCTGGCGGGTCCGGCCAGATTCTGGTTAGCCGCCGAGGCCCTTCCGATGATAGGCCCGAGCTGGGATCGCTCTTTCGACTCCTGTAGCGTCTTCACCTTCCTAGGGGGCACGCGATCAGGACTGAAGACGACGTCTGAGTCCGGAACGATCTACGCACTCATCGCTACGCTCTACGCTTTGCATCAGCAGGGCGTTAACATATGGTCTTGGCCGCGGCTTAAGGACATGTCTCTCCTCATCCAAGGAGACGACGTCCTGGTCGCGACTGACGTCGCGCTGGACCCAGCAGCGTGGGCGGCTTCCTACGCTGACCTGGGTCTGACCTCCGAGCTAATCGAGGGTGACCTCTTCCTAAGTCGTCACCATGACTGCGTCGGCGCTCCGTACCCGTCTGCGGGACGCATAATTCAGCAGACGCTCTCGCATGAGCACGAGAAGACGGGCGACGAAGAGACGACCAAAGGCCTTCTCGCCTTAGGGTTGATCGCGCGGTCTGAACATACTGATAGGATGCCCCAAGAATACCGCGCTATAGCGGGCAAGTCACTCGAACACGC